ACCCCATAGGTCACTTCTGTGTCGATGCACCGAAGCGGCGATTTGGCATTATTTCTTTATGTCGTGGTTCGAAGACGCTATCGTAAATCTCGTGGTCGGTTGCTTAGGCGCCGTGCTAGGCGCTATCGTTTGTCGAAGTCGATGCGTATGCGTCGGCGCCGCAGAACGATCCGTCGAAACCGACGTAGAGGAGGCTTAACGGTAAGTGGAAGTGCTGAGTACCCGTTGTCTTACGGTTCACTGCTGCCAGTGGAACGGAAGGCTAAGGGTTCTGATGTTGGTGTCCCGCATGATGGTTTCTGTACTTGGTCTATATGCCCGTTGCCTATGGGTGTGCCTCAGGTTATTGGTGATCTGAGTGTTGTGTCTTTCTGGGCTGATCTGAATACCAGTTATGGTGAGCGGTACAAGCCTAAGATTGGTCTTGGTCAAAATGCATCGGATGAAACGAAGATGCTGTGTGATTTGCCGGTGTGTTTGTCTAGCTTTACAGTGAGAAGCATTGTTAAATGTGAAACACTGTGGAAGCTGTACAAACTGTATCGTATTTCCTGGGTGAGTGTGACGTTTACGGTACCGGAGTTTACTGGAGGTCAACGTAATCACAATCTCTATCTCGAATGGACTCACTTGCCTAAGGCTCGTTGCGCAGCATACGAGGATTGTATTGGTATGGTGGTGTCTGGTAATGGTAAATCGTCTGATACGGGTGGATGGAACTGGATTTATAACCCGCCTGATGTAGCTACTGCGTGTAGCATTGATGGCCGTAAGAATGGTCGGAATGGTTGGAGACGAGCGCAGCTTGCTTATAACCATCCCGTGACCATCTCTTGGAGGCCCAAGCATGCTGAGTTGATTCAGGATCATGTGAATTATTGGGATGCTACATCGGCTTCAACTGGTGGTACTAAGGTTATGGATCTGTGGCCAACGAAGGACAAGTTTGTCAGATCTTATTTGCCTACTGATATCGACCAGCAGATGACTGCTGAACGCCAGGTGTGGTGTGGACCTGTTATTCGCTTGATTGATGCCGATATTACTGCCGCTGCAATCCCTTCACAACCGCCTACTAATACCTGGTATTCACAGTATGGCATTCGCTGTACCTGCGTGGTGAAGCTCAAGTTTAGGAACATGGACGCCGCTGATCCTATTTTCCCTGAATATGTTCCGTAACTAATCGTTTTTAGGGTGTTTCTTCAAGAAATGTTAATCCACCAGCTCGTGTTAAGCCTGGCTTTTGGTCTAAGTTGAGCAAGGCGTATGCTTATGGTAAGGCTGGTCTTGGTGTTGCTAGGGATGTATATGGTCTCTATCGTGGGGTTCACAGTGGAGATTGGTCTGATCTATATCGCTATATGCCTTCTGACATGTCTAATTATTTCCGAGATCGTTCTCGTTACGAGTTACTTGATGCTTGGAGAAAGGATCACCCAGAATATGATGATGATCCTAATGCATTATATGATGAAGAGCTGTAAATAATTGTTTGTTATTAATGACCATGCATTGTGTGTTCAATAAATAATGTCAGACAATTAATGTTAGAACCAATTATTCTCTGGGGTAGTGTGTGCCCACTCCGTCGTAGAAAGGGTTGGTTCTAGTGTCATGTTCTGGATCTGGAATGAGTTCTGGCTCAGGATAGATGGTGAATCCATCGTCGTCTTGTTCCACTGGTCCCAGCCAATAGACTTTGGTGAGTCTTCTCCAGAGTTGCTTGGGATTCTTGAGGTAATTGGAGCAGTTCTTGTACCATTCTCCTGGTGGAACGGTAGTTGAAATGAGGACCTTTTTGAAAAAAGTCTCAATTGAGCCCCCCTTAACTTCGACTCTGGCTCCCCACTTATCAGTGACTTGGAGGAATAGTCCGAAGGGGAATACGGATCCCCTAAACTCATCAACCCATAGAACCTCCTCTCCCTCGTATCCATCGAACCAAACTTTGTTCTCGGCGAGTAAAGGGTACTTGTACCCGCTTCGTCTGTAATCCGGATCATGCCAACAGTGGTGGGATTTTCCGGATCCGCTAGCGCCGACATAGACCACAATCTCTTTTGGCTCAGGTTCGGCTTCCTTTCTTCTCTTCCTGTCAACGAGGTCTTTGTATAACATCAACCCACGATGACATCTTACACAAGTACCGAAGTGCTTCTCGTACAGATCAATCATCTGCTTCCCTTCATCAATCATGGTCTTACAGTCTGCAAGATCCATACGTGCCCCCTGTCCCGGAGCTAACGTACCGTACTCAATGAAGTCACCCTCCTTCTTACAGTAGTCGGCCGCCTTGTCTCCTTGGTTCTCAGCAATGTCCTCCCCCTCCGGCTTCCAAGCAGCTCTACACTCTACATGCGCTCTTGGCTTGTCCATCACCACATCTTGCCAGGCTGTAACAGTCTTAGGATTAGTTGCCTCGAAATAACATTGAAGATGGCGTCGTCCAGTGCGAGGGCAAGTCTCTCTTCCAATGACAACATAACTGAGACCCAAGTCGTGCATGCGTTGCGGCCAGTCCAAATCAAATGCATCCATGTTCCAAGCCGTAATGCAGGCGAATCGAAATCTTTGGGGTCTCCCTTCTGGATTGCGTGCAGGCATAGTCTTCCCGGTTCCTTGTTTGGCTTAACCAAACTTTTTATGAGCTTTCCGTGTATGTATAGGTACTCATTGCATTTCCTTGGTAGACACGTCATGCCGATCACTATAGTATGGTGCGTCCTTGATAATCAATAGGTCAGCTGATATCACCTGCAACCACTGTACGTACGCACCCACTCAACGTTCCCAAGGTCCACCCCGGAGGGGGTAGGGTTGAGCAGGACACTGCATCTGTAGGATTGTCCACCCCGGAGGGGGTAGGGTTAGGGTGCGTAGGGTAAGTTAGGTGTGGGTTAGGTTGTTGGACTTTAAGGCCGAAGGCCAGGCCTCGCCAAAGTTGAGGTAGACACAGGTGACCTATGGGCTTAGTATT